GCCGGGGGTGGGGGGCCACGCGGGCCGCGTGGCCCCCCGTTGTTGCACCTGCCGGTGCCTACGCGGTGCCGGTGTAGGTGGCCCACACGGTTGCCAGTGCGGGCGCGGGCGCGCCTGCGGCTGCCAGTGCGGCCAGCGTGGCGCACACCTGCGGGGCGGCAGGCTTGCCCACGGCCAGCGCGGGTGCGCCGTGCTTGTACGCGGCACTGGTGGCGGCGCGCACCGTGGCGCGTGCGCCGCTGCCAGCGCACCACCCAAGGTGCACAAGCGCGTGCACCGTGGTGGCGTTGGCCGTGCCGCGTGCCCACGCGGCCAGCGTGCGGCAGGCTTGCACGTAGGCCGTGGCCTGCGCGCTGCCAGTGCCGCCACTGGCCATGCGGTACTGCACACTGGTGGTGGGCAGGCTGGCCAGCGGGTACGCGCTGGCCTTGGGTGCGCGCGGGGCGCGCGGGGTGGTGGTGGCCATGGTGGCCCCCTAACTGCTAGTGGCGGCCCCCGTTGGGCTGCCGGTACGGCTAGCCTAGCGGGTGGGTGCGCCGCGCACAAATCCTGGGGACCCCCAGGAAATCCCGTGGTCGGCTTCACCGGGTTTTCGGATCGCGCATGGTCCTCAACTCCGAATCACGTATGGATTCTCCATCCGCGATTCTGATTCGCGCATGGATCTACCGATCCGCACATGGATCCGTATAACGAGGTATAACAACTCCACGATGCTATCCTTCCGCGCATGGCCTCCCTATCGTCCACCGCTCTCGCGGAAGGACTGCGGGAACGCCTAGCGGGCAGAGTCGTCCTCCAGCACCATCAGGTGCCCCCGTGGAGGATCTCCCCCTCTGCCCGCGATCCCAACGAAAACCCAAATGCCCTCGGCTTCGCCATGATGGCCGGACGTGGCGCGGGCAAGTCCTTCGCAGCGATGTGGGAGCTTCACCTCACCCTCTCTGAGACACCGAACATCCGAGCGCGGGTCATTGCTCCTACTCTGGGAGACGGAATCGCTGCTGCCGTGGACGGCCCGAACGGACTGCTGACCTTGTCGAAGGGACAGGCGCGCTGGCTCCCGTCCGCCCCCGGAGGCGCGTGCGTCAAGTACCCCAACGGATCGCGCGTATGGATCGTGGGCACGCCGACTGAGAAGGACGTGGACAGGCTCCGTGCTCTGACGAACATTGACTTCGACGTGTTCGAGGAGTTCTTCGCGATCCCGGTGGCCGAGAAGGCGTTCGAGCAGGCCAGTCTGAGTCGTAGGCGCGGGAGCAGACGGTGGCTGATCTCGTCGACGCCTCGCCCCCACCACCTGATCAAGAGATGGGAGAACGACCCGCAGGTCGTGGTCAGGCGCGGAACGTCGATGGACAACAAGCACATTCCGCTGGACTGGCTCCACACCCTCAACACTCTCTACAAGGGGACTCGGCTGTATCGCCAGGAAGTGCTCGGCGAAGTGATCGAGGACGTGGAGGGCGCGCTGTGGAAGGCGAACGACATAGAGAGATCGCGAGTCGCAGGGCCGGGGAGCGCCGTCGCAGCGATCTGCGATCGGGTGGTGGTCGGGGTTGACCCGCCGACCGGGAACGGGACGTGCGGAATCGTCGTGGTGGGGCAGGACGCCGGCGGACACATCTATGTCCTGGACGACCGATCGGTCGAGGAGGCTAGTCCGCACATCTGGGCGGCGCGGGTGAAGGACGCCGCCGACACGTACGATGGAGTAGTGGTCGCCGAGATCAATCAGGGCGGGCAGATGGTGAAGGAGGTGATCAACTCCGCGGGCCACGCGCTCCCGATTCACACGGTGAACGCGACGAAGTCGAAGAAGACTAGGGCTGAGCCAATCGCCCTGCTCTGGGAAGTCGAGGAGCAGATCGTCCACATGGTGACGCAGTCGGTGAAGTTGATCGACCAGATGTGCGAGTGGGTACCGGGGGTTGGAGCGTCTCCTGACCGAGTGGACGCGCTGGTCTGGGCGATGTGGTATCTGAGGTCTCGGCACACGGCGACCGTCCGTGGGAGTATGGTTCCGGCTGGCGGGCCGATCGGGCTCCCTTCGGCCCTCAGCAGCGTGCGGATGGGCCGGTTCTGAGAGGACTGATGGATGAACGTGACGCATGACCTGATCGCGGCGGTGGCTGGCCCAGGATGGAAGTTCGGGCTGAGTCGCATCCTCCTGAACGACCAAGGACTCGGAGTCGTGTTCATCGCCGGCTCTACCGACCCGTACGCATCCTTCGTCGTGAAGAACTCGAGCGCATCTCGGGGTACCGGCGTGATGGAGGAAGGCGAGGTGACGTGGCGACGCAGAGGTTCGTCGTGTCAGTACAAACTCGCGAAGTGCAAGGTCTCCACTGAGACGATGACGTCGTGGTGGGATGAGAGCCTGAAGACCGAGTCGCTGGACGACCTGCTGTGATCACGGTCGCCGTGATCGCCGGGCTGTTCAGTGTCTGGTGGCACGCCAACCTCAATGACGAGGACGGCATGTTCGCGCCGATTCCTCGCCGGCTCTATCGACATCCATGGTCGAAGAAGTGGCTGATGTGTCCGTGGTGCTCGGGCGCATGGTTCGCCATCATCCCCTCCTTGATCCTGTTGCACGACCCCCTGGACGTGGCGATCATCACCGCGTTCGCCGCAGCCGCCATCGCCGGGATCATCGGCATGTACGTTCAAGGAGAATGACGCATGGTCTACACACCGCCCGCATCGCTTGTCCGAGCGCAGCAGATCCAGGCGTGGGGCTACTACGGATCTTACGGGGCGGCGATGGCTGCGGCCGCGACGCCGAAGACGAGTATCTACGGGGCGACGAACCAGTCCTGCGAGGCTGTCGGCGAGGTGCGCTACATCGTCGGGTGGGCCGCAGACCAGATGTCCCGGATGCAGTGGGACGTCTTCGTCGACGGGAGTACGGACTGGGAACTGGAACTGGCCGACGGGCGCACCGTCGTATCCGGCGGACAGGGCACGAAAGAGCACCCGCACGGGAAGGCAAGCGAGAAGGTGCTCCAGTCCATCGGCTGGAACACCGGCAAGGTCCGGCTCGTCACGACGAACCTGTACGTCGCAGGCGAGTTCCACTACGTCTACATGAACAAGGACTGGCGGGTGGTGTCCGTCATCCACCCCGACCAGAACGAGATCTTCAAGGTGGCCGAGCACGTCCTCCGCGGACTGTGGCCCAGCCCGATCGACCCTGACCAGCCGGACGCTCCCCTGTTCGGGGTGCTGTCCATTCTCTCCGACATGGACTGGCTTGGACGACTGAGCCGTGCTCAGTCCGCGAACCGGGTGGGGATGCGCGGTATCCTCGGTTCGGCCGACGGCCTGAACTTCGCCGGAGGCGGAGACTTCTGGGAGGAGTGGGACAAGTCGCTCCGGGCCAAGATGCTGGACCCGACCGACGTGGGGCCGGTGCATCTCCGCGGCGCGAAGGAACTCGTCGAGCCGATGGCATCCGGTCGCGGCATGGGCGGTCTGTCGTGGGTGGTTCCGGACTTCCCCTACGACGCCCGCATCGAAGGCCGTATGGAGGCCATGATCCACCGGCTGGCGTACGGCCTGCCGATTCCCCCAGAGATCCTGCTCGGGCTGAGCGCTCAGTCTCGAGCCACCGCCTTCCAGGTCGAGGAGAACTCGTACCGGGCGCACATCGAGCCTCCGGCCAACATCGTCGCGCAAGTGGCGACCGACGTGCTGAACACCCTGTTCCCGGACGTGGAGATCCTGGTCAAGCCGGACCCGACCCTGCTGCTGGCGAAGAGGTCGACGGTCCAGGACGTGAAGGACGCCTTCGACCGGGGCACCGTCAGCGAGGCCTACTTCAACGAAGTGCTCGGCATCCCGGAATGGGCGGCCCCGTCGGAGGAGGAGCGGGCGCGCCGGATGGTCATCGGCGTGGACCCGACGGAGGAGGGCGGGCACGCGCCGACGACTGAGACCCCCCGCCAACGGGCCGCACGCGCTGATCGTGAAGACCCCAGCGGTGCCCCTGCTGACCAGAAGTCTGTCGACCCCACCGTCCTTGCAGAATGGCGTGGCAAGATCGACGTCGCCACGTTCAGGGCGAGGGACAGGCTGGGAGCCAAGGCCCGCACGCACAAGGTCCTCAGGGACTCTTTGCCATCCTCCCTGTCCAACGACGCGGTGCCTGCTCACGTCGGACTGCAAGCCTTGGAGAGCGCGGGGATCGATGCCGCCTCGGTGGTGTCGGACAGCCTCCTGTTCCTAGGCCCTCGCTCGTGTGCGGGGGACAACCTCGTCGACGGGATCACCGAGCATGTGCTGGCGACCCTGGACAGCACCGACCCGGTGGTCATGGATGACTCAGATCTTGCAAATCTGCTGCAAGGGCTTGCAAATCCCACTGATTGAGCCCTACCCTGCGTCCCATGGACGTCTACGCGCTACTTGCAGCCCTCGAGGACGCCCGTGAGACCCGTGGTTCCGGCATTCCTCTCTCCTGGTCTGAGGTTGCAGAGGAAGTAGGGATCCATCAGGCCGCTTTCAGCCGTCTCAAGCAAGGCAGGCTCCCCGGTCCGCGCTCTTTGCAGGCACTGATGGAGTGGCTGGAGATGGAAGCCGGCGAGTTCAAGGTCGGAGGGAGCATCGAACTCCCCATCGGCGGTCGTAACGAGATGTGGGACGGCGAGGCTGCAACGAATCGGGTGTTCGAGTGGGCCACGAAGGAAGATGGGTCCCTCGATCAGGAGAAGCTCCGTCAGGCGTTCTTCTTCATCGACACTGAGATGGATCTCAACACCCGACAGGCGTACAAACTCCCGTACACCGACGTGAGCGACGGCGGTTTGCACATCGTCCCCCGTGGGATGTCCGCCGTGTCGGGGGGTCACGGTCTCGAGAAGATGCTGGGCGCATCTAAGGCCGAGAAGGAAGCCATCAAGCGGAAGATCTGCTCGATCTACAAGAGGATCGTTCAGAAGTACGACGATTGGCCCGACTGCCCGTACAGCCCCGACGGCACCCGCCCCGAGCGCCGTGAACGCCGCAACGACAAGGATGTGGACAGCGTGGATTTCAAGGACTACTCGCCCGAGCAGCGGGACAAGATGGCGAAGAACGGTGAGGCGCTGCCTGACGGGTCCTTCCCGATCCACGACTGCGCTGACCTGAAGAACGCGATCTCCGCGTTCGGCCGCGCCTCGGACAAGCCGAAGGCGAAGGCGCACATCAAGAAGCGGGCGAAGGCCCTCTCCTGCGACATCGACCTTCCGGAGGACTGGAGCCTGGAAGAGGATGACCTGGGGAAGAAGACCGCAGGCATCATCGGCACCGGCACCCTCTCCAAGTCCGAGGACCCTCGCACTCAGGCGCTGGTGGCCCGCGTCCAGGAACTTCTTCGCGAGGGTGCAGTGGCAGTGTCCATCAAGCACGACCTCCACCCCGAGGTCGCCGAGAGGTTGGCCGCGCTGGAGCCGGGGCCGGACGATGACGACGAGACCGCGATGAAGAAGATGGAGGAGGCGAACGAGATCTTCTTGAACGCCGACATCCGTCCGCGTCACGTCGCCATCGTCGACACGGCTGCATTTTCCAACGCTCGCCTCGCTCTGGACGATGACGGCTACGGCGTGTCCGGCCCGGTGACGTTCGAGGGGATCTACACCGGAGACGTCCGCACGCTGAAGTACGGGTCCCTCCAGTGGGACAACGAACTGCTCCCGATCCCGATCATCTGGGACCCGGAGAACAACGACCACGACGGCGTGGTGGTCGGCTCCATCAGCGACCTCGAGCGTGTCGACGGCATGGAGACTGCCGTCCGACCCGAGGCGCTCACCGGGGAGGACGTCGAGGCTGTCACTGCTGCCGCTGGCTCCGCCGCCCTCCCCGCTGGGTACTTCGCCGACTTCAAGCCGACGAAGATGGTGCCGCTCACCGTGGGCGACGAGGACTCCAACGGCCTCCGTCGCGTGTACGGCATCGCCGCACCGAAGGGCGTGTGTCACCGGAGTGACATGGGCGCGTGCTTCCAGTACCCCGGCGACGTGGACCGTCAGCACAAGGGCTTCCACACGGGGCAGGAACTCACCC